GGTACTCGGCGACGGGGATCGGATTCGGGAGTCAGCGCAGCCCGTCCCCGTAGCGCCGCAGCTCGAAGTTGGAGATGAGCCGCAATCGCGCGAGCGTCGGGTCCGCGAGGTTAAACCAATCGGACATTTTTCGGAACAGCGTCCCGTGGTGATGAATCACCACGCGCTGCGGCGTCGCCCGCAAGAGCCGGAGCATACCGTAGTCGAGATGACAGTGCACAACATCCGCCGCCTGGAGCAGCGCCGCCATGCGCTCCTGTTCGGCGAGGAGGTCCACCTGGTACGGCCCCCGGAACGGATTGTCCGTCGCCTTGCGCGCGAACACCGACGCATGCGGCGTCGTCGTGTTGATGGCCGTGTGGAGCCGGTAGCCGACGAGGCCAGGATCGTAGCTTGCGAGCTGGAGAATGCGCAGCGACTCCCGCGCCCCGAGTTGACTGTCCGAGGCCCGCGTCCGCTCGCTCAACACCAGCGGATGTTCCACGGCCGCCGCGACGGCCAGGCTCCGCTGTTGCTGCTCAACGCGCTCCGGGCTCCGGCCCAGCCGCCGGGTATTGGTGAGCGTGAGCGGCACGAGCCGATGCCAGAACCCCGGCCCGCCATACTGGTGTGTCGCGAGTACGGCCTCGCTGGCGAACATCCAATGATGGCGGCCCCGGTAGGCAAGACCAGGGCGCCAGCGCACGAGCCGCGGCTGGCCGTAGGGGCGGCGGTAGATCGTCTCATTCACCAGCCGCACCCAACCCACGTCACACTCGGATACCTCGCGCAGCGCGGATGCCTGGGCGACCCGCTCATCGGCGTCCACGATGAAGAGGAGATCGCCCTCCTCTCCCGCCGCGCAATAGGCCGACCGCTTCGCGCATTGGTTCGGCCAACCCCCCGCTGGTGGAAGGATCAGCTCGAGACGCTCAGGGGCGACCTGCTCGGCCAGCCACGCCGCGAGCCCGTCCGTGCTCTCCGCCTGCTCCAGCCCCAGCGCCGCATAGGCACCATCCACCACGACCACGCGGTCCACATAGGGGAGCCACGACGGCATGGTCTGTCGGAGTGCCGCGAGGTCGTTCCAGATATTCACGCAGGCCACCACGCGCCGCCACGGCCGCGCCCGGCCCTCGTAGGCCCGCAGCTCGCGGTGCGGGAAAGTCCACCAATCCTCTTTCTCCATCTCCCGTGCGGTCACGATCCGCACGAGCCCCCGCTCGCGCAGATGAAGCGCGAGGGTGCGAGACAGCTCGAAGCGGTCCCGCGCCACCCGCGGCACCCCGCCGACACTGATCCGGCTTAATGCTTCCACTTGCATATCACCGGGCGGGGAGTCGGACCCCGCCCACCATCATCGGTAGGACGACCCGTCCCGGTTGACCTGTCTTACGACGTGATCGCGTCACCCAGCCGCACGAACGGCGAGTGCTCGTCCGTCTTTGTCCCGCCGGGCGCCTTGTAGGCAAACGTCCCGGTCGGAATCGGAATCCCTCCCCCACGGGCGAAGGCCCGGTAGGTCGTGATGTCCGCGACGAACTCGACGTGGATGGACGACTCCACTGTCAACTGCGTCCGGATCGCGGCCGCGTAGAACGCGGGATTGATCAACGACACATCGCCGGCAACGCCGAGCGTCGCCTGGAGATCGTTGAGCCGAATCGGGTAGCCCAGCATCGACATCACCGGCGTCCCCGTGAGGTTCGGCAGCAACGTGACGAGCGTGTTGCTGCTGAGCGTGAGGGCGAACAACTGTTCCATCACGCGCCGGCTCACACCCCAGTAGGAATTCGCCCCGTGGGTATGCCGGGTCCACATCTTGAAAATGTCCGTGATGTCCACGGACTGCGAGGTCGCGCGGTTCACGGTGAGCAGCGCCCCGTTGTTCGTGTGGAGGGCCGCGAGCGGCTGGCTCGTGCCCGTGCCCACCACGGTCGCGTAGTCGTTCATTTCGTTGATCACCTGACCGCCCACGAGCTGCGCCACCGTCGACGCACCCTGGCCCGTGAAGTCATCGGCGGCCGTCTCGTCGCCGATCTTCCAGATCGCCGCCCACTTGTAGACGGTGAGCAAGCGCTGGGCGAACGTGGGTTCGCGCGTCGGCTTGGTTCCGCCCTCGGAGACGATCGAGATCGCCGCGATACCCGCCATCGGGCGCGTCTTGCCACCCGTAGCGTCAGTCTGGACGACGTAGGGAATCCGGATCGTCCGGCCCGTCACGGCGTACTTCTGCGCGTGCTGGAGGATGCCCTCCTGCACATTCGGCACGGCGAAGATCGAGGCCTCCTGCTGCAACGGCAACAGGAACTCACCGCCCGAGGCGTCGTCAGTCGTGCCGACGATGGTTCGGGCCGAGAGGTCGCCCGGAAACAACTCTTGCGCCAGCGTCACCGCTTCCCGCAGCACGGTGCGCTGGGCATCGTTCCGCGGCTGACTCCGGCCCGCCCCGACGCGCACGAACTGCTCGATGCTGCCGAAGTGCTTCATCGCGTTGGTGTGGAGCGCGGCGCAGCGGCTCTGGATGGTGCGGACCTCGGGCTCACCACTCTCCGGCCCCGCGCGCTTGAGCGGGTCATCCCCGCCCTGCCGGTCGATCTCCTCGCGCGGCGTGAAGCCCGCCGCTTGCGCCGCCCGCGTCTCCAATGCGGATACGCCGGCCACGGTTGTCTCTACCTCGTCCTTCGTCATCACCACGGCCGGGTCGAGCAGCTTCGCCCGCAACTCGTCAGCCTGGGTCCGGAACTTCTGCGCCGCCTCTGCAGCAGCGCGGTCTTTCGGATTGATCATGTGCTCCGTCCTGTGAAAGTCGATCGATACGCCATCATCCGGTCTTCCATGCTCGCCACATCCGGTGGCTCCGATCCCCTATCCGCGGGCGTGAGTCCCGCGGCGTCGGGCGGCTGCGCGTCTCCCTGAGTGGCCTGCATGTCCTGCAAGATCTGGTTGCGCTCCTCGCTCGGCAAGGACCGCATCAATCCCACGACAACCTCTTTCGTCGCGCTCTGCGTGCGGACGCCAAGCACCTGCGTCCCCGGCACCGCGGCTAAGGGCGTGACCGTCACCTCCATCAACTCCACCTCCTTGATGTCGATGATGCCTTCCTTCCGCCCGTTGATCTCGACGACGCCCGGGCTCGTCACCCGCTCGCGGAACCCAATGGAGAGTCCCGTCATACTCCCCGTCTCCATCACGGCGCTCAGGTATTCCTTGAGCGCCCGGCCTTCCTCGGTGTCGAAGATGTCGGCCATCATCATCACGTCGTCGCCCATGTCCTCCATTGAGCGCACCGTGCCGACGTGCGTCCGGGCGGAGTAGCTGTGCATTCCCGACCCGTCCCACGCCATATTCGCGAAGAGCGCGACGCGGCCCGCCGGCACCTTCTCGCTCCGCGTCCGGTCGAGGGCACCGCGGAGGAACCGTGTACCGTAGTCGTCCACGACGCCGTACCGCAAGGCCACGCCGACGACCCGGCCACACGTCCCCTTCGGCAAGTCGGCCTCGGCGCGGAACTGCAACTGCGTCGAACGCTGGACAATCCCGAGTGCATGCTTCTTGCCAGTCTTGCGACTCCGGGCCGCCTCGCCCTCGATCTCCCGTTTCATCGCCGCACAATACGCTTCTGGGTCGTCCTTGTCGCCGTGCGCCATCACGCAGGCGTCGAAACTCTCGTAGTCGCCGAAGGGCCGCGCTTTGAGGTCCGCTGTCAGGCCCTCGATGTACTCCTGGAGGTCCACGGCTCGCGCGCTCGTCGTCATCGGTCCACTCCTAGGTATGATACAGCAGCGTACAGCGACATTGGATCACTTGTTCCGGCCCTGCCCGCCCGTCACCGGGAAACGCGAGGCCCGGCGTGAAATCCGCATCGATCGGGACGCGCATGCGGTCGAGATCCTCATGCTCCTCGCGCACCCGGTCGTCCCCCTGGGTCAGCCATTCCTTGGCGGCGAAGATCCCGGCGGCCCGCGCCGTCTCGTACTCCCCTTGATTCAGCGCGCCGATCGTCTCCGTGCGCGCGATCACGACCGACCGTTGCGGCGCCTGGGACTCGAAGATGGCCTCGTTGATCATCCCCGCAATCTCGCGCATCCCCACGCCCGCCTCACGGCCAGCCCCGACAACGGCCATCACCTGCTCCGCCGTGTGCCGCGTCACGAGTGAGGCAAGACGCTCCGTCCGCTGGAGAATTGCGGCCTGCACCGCCGGGTTCTCCAACGTGAAGCTGAAGCCCGCCTCAGCCGCCATCTGTTTGCCCGCCAGGGCGAAGGTGCGCGTCACGAGCTGGCCGTAGCGCTGGAGCCACCGCGCATGATACTCGCCCCCCGGCGCGTAGTTCGTCATCACGCGCTCGAGCGCCGCCTGGACGAACGGGTCATCGCCCGCCGCCCGCGTGGACCGGCCGGCCGGGAGATTCTCGGCGAAGATGCGGCCGATGTCGGCTGCTTCCTCGGCGAACAACGCCTGCGCGACACGTCGGTACTCGTCTTCGGCTTTGCTCGCCCGGTGGTCGAAGTCGCGCCAGAGCACGCGTCGCTGCGGCGCCGTCAAATGAAGCGCGCGAAACCGCGACCGCTGATCAGACGCACCTTCCTCTTCCTCGCGTCCTGGCGGTAGTTGTTTCGGGGGCGGCTCGTGCCCGTTCCCCGACGGGAGTTCACCGAACAAACTCCCGAACCCGCCGCTGTAGAGCGTGTGAGCGGGATCGAGGTCTGGGTTGCGGCCGATCACCGCCCGGGCCTCCTCCCGGCTGATGAGCGTCGCCCGATACTCGCTGATCATCCGTTGCGAAAGTTCCGTCTCGTCTTCGGTGAGCTTCGCCAATTCCTCGCGCGAGAAGCGGACCCAGACGTTCCCGTACTCCGGCGTGAGCCACAGATTGAGCTCGGACTCCAGCGCATCCATGAGTGGCCGGACGACCTGTTGCACGATCCGCTTCCGCGCCTCGACGTACTGAATCCCCGAGAGCCCCCCCTCAGCTCCACGGGCGGAGCCGATGCCGATGAGCCGCGGGTCCACGTCGAACGCAGCACAGATGTCCTCGCGAGCCACCGCGCGGAGGTCAGGGAACTCCAGATCCCGGAGGTTGAAACCGATCTGCTGGAGTTCTTCAACCCCGCGCAAGAAGGCCACCCCTCCACGCTGGCCTCGCTGTACGTATTCCTCTTGCCAGCGCTTTTTCGCGGCGCGTATTTCCTTGTTCGTCGTGGTCTCCGCCACCTTCATCACGATGCCGGGCGACCCATGATTGGCAACGATCTGCCGCACGTACTGTGTCGCCTCGTAATCCGAGGAAATATCAAGCAGCGCCGCGGCTGCCCGTGGGTAGCCAAACAACCAATCGCCACCGGCGATATCCCGGAAATGCACCATGTCCTCGACGCCCGACCTATGCGTCGCCCCGTTCCGGTCCCGCCAGTCGTAGCGCCCGATCTCTAAGGTCTCGGCGTCGAGATAGACGAACTGCACGTCCTCGGGATGGACCAGGCGGAGCCCAGAGGGGCGCCCGCGCCGGCCACGGCGTTCGAACACCCACAGCGCATTGCCGTAGAGGAGGTAGTGGACGGCCGCGAGCGC